ATAATATCATTACTTAGTCATCTTATCTTGGAAGTTTTTTAGGAGAGAGTATCCCATATAACCACCTGTTAATTGACCTATGATTGTAATAGTCAACCATATAGCCAATAGAGTTAATACATACGTTTCTAACATTTTATATCCTTTCTGTGCATATCAACATATCTGTCTGATGTAGCACTTATTTGTATGTCTATTGAATTACTGACAATCAAGTTATCCAATAATATCAACAGTATTTATCATGTTCGGCAATCAACTAATCAATAGACAAGCTAGAGTTAGCCGATTACCAAACAAATCTAACAACGATTTATTGTTGCTACTAGCAACAGCAATAAATCGTACAACAAACAAAAGACAATTGCGACAGCAATTGACAGCTACGAGCGAGCGATAGCGAGCGAGTGGGGTTTTGAAACTACCCCTGCAACATCGACAGCAATGTCGATAGTGCAAATAGGGGGGTTTTATACAGATAACAACTAGGAGGACACATGGCAATACCTTTTGCAGCAGGTGGAGCAGCAATGAAAATGCTAAGAATGCTCTACAAAGCAAAAAAAAAGACAGGTACAGGCTCAAAAATAGCAGCAGACTTTGCAGCTAAGAAGGGTTTTACCAAAACTAGCTCAGCTATTACAGGAGCACAGCAGAAATTACATAAAGGATATAGAAAAGGCAAGCAATTAGCCAAAAATAATCCTAAAACGTCTGCTGCGATCGCTGGAGCTATTGGTTACGACATATTTGATGACGACTAATGGCTAGGCAGAAATTTGTTCATTTTGTACCAAGACCTAAACCTAAGAAAAGGATTAGAATACACAAAAAAAGCATGAACAAATCCGAAAAACGTAGTTTTAAAAAGTACAATAGGCAAGGAAGATGAAAAAAGTACCTTATAGTGTCTTTAAAATTGACATTAAAAAACAATTAGCTAAAAAAGAACAGTTTACAAAAGATTTGAAATCTAAAAAATTTCGAAAAAAGACTAAAATTTTAGAATACGCAAAGAAGTTTATATAATTATGGCAACTCCAAAGAACAAAGCACTATATAATAGAGTAAAATCTGAGGCAAAACGTAAATTTAAAGTTTGGCCTTCGGCATACGCATCAGCATGGCTTGTTAAAACGTATAAAAAACGTGGTGGCAAGTACTAATGGCAAAGGGTGGACTACGAAAGTGGTTTGCTGAAGATTGGCGAGACGTCAAAACAGGCAAAAAATGTGGTAGATCAGGAAAAGAGAAAAAATCTCGTCCTTACCCTGCTTGCAGACCTCGTAGCGTTGCTGGAAGAATAAGTAAATCAGAAGCTCGTAAAAAAACTGGCCCAAGAAAAGTTAAATGGTCAGTAACAGCATCTGGAAGGAAAAGAAAATCATGATGAAAACAGTAAGAGCTCCTAAAGGATTTCATTGGATGAAAAAAGGTAGTGGTTATAACCTAATGAAACATTCAGGAAAGTTTAAACCACACAAAGGTGGATCTTTAGTAGCTAAGTTTAAAATACAGAAAGTACATAAAGGTGGCTAAGACACCAGCATGGCAGAGAAAAGAAGGCAAATCCAAGAGTGGGGGTTTGAACAGGAAAGGAATAGCTTCATATAGACGAGCTAATCCTGGATCTAAGCTCAAAATGGCAGTAACTGAAAAGAATCCGAAAGGAAAACGTGCTGCTAGACGTAAATCGTTTTGTGCTAGAATGAAAGGTATGAAACGTAAACTTACTTCTGCAAAAACAGCACGAGATCCAAATAGTAGAATAAACAAAGCATTAAGAAAGTGGAATTGTTAATATGATTATACCAATTATTAAAGGAACATATAAAGCTGGAAAGTTAGCATTAAAACTTGCAAAAAAAACTCCAGCAAAAGTTTATAAATATGGAGCATCATCATTAGGTGGAGCTTATGTAGGCTCTGCTATTGGTAAAAAAAAAGAAAGAAAAAAAGTTTTAGAAACAGTTGAATCTGTTTTAAACTATAAAGGTAATAGAAAGAAGTTTTTTAAATGAGCAAAAGATTAGAAAAATTAGCTGATGATATGATTAACTTAACTCCTGAAGAATCTCAGAAGTTAGCTTTAATTGTTAGGGCAAAACTAATGCCTGAAATCGCTAAACAACAACAGCAGGGTTTATTACAACAAGCCAATAATCCAATGATGCAACAAATGGGCAAACGACAGCAAATGAATATGCCTATGCCAAACGTTGCACAAGCTGCACAACAAGGCTTGTTAAGGAGATAACTTATGCCAATGGTTGGAAAAAAAAAGTACCCATATACTAAAAAAGGTAAAATGGCTGCTAAAAAAGCTGCTAAGAAAAAAGGTATGAAAGTTAAAAAAATGAAAGGTTATTAATGAAAAAAAAACCTAAAGAAAGAATATTACCTGGTAAACAAGGTAACCTACCAATAGCTTTGCAAAAAAAAATTGCTAAAGCAAATATGAAAAAGAAAAAGAAAAAAAAATGAAAATATACGCAGGCGACAGAAACTTTATGAAAACACCTAAGAAGAAAACTCCTATTAAGGACTTTCTTAAAAAAGGTACTGTTAAAGGTATAAAGTTTGCAGGAAAAGTAGCAGTTAATCCATTAACTCTTGCATTTGGTGCAGGTTCTTTAATAGCAAAAACAGCAGAAAGAAAACCATTTAAGTTTCCAAAAAATAGAAGGTTTGATAAATATGGACGACAAAGCTAAACAACATGGTGGCAAAAGAGAAGGTGCTGGTAGACCATTAGGTTCTAAGTCTAAAACACTTTGGAAATCTATGGAGGACATGGCAGCAAAGTACCAACATTCTCCTTTGGATTACCTATTATCTGTGTTAAACAATCCTGCTAGTTCGCCTGAACGTAAAATGTATGCAGCAGAAAAAGCAGCACCTTATGTTCATCCAAAACTAGCAAACACAACTTCTAAAATAGGAACAGATGAACCAATCGAAATCAAAGTCCAATGGCAAAAAGAAAGTTAAGATAATAGAAGTACCTTACAAGCCAAGAGAATATCAACAAGAAGTTCATAAAAATTTAAAAAGATTTAGTGTTTTAGTTTGCCATAGACGATTTGGTAAATCAGTATTATCTATAAACGAATTAATTAAAACAGCAGCAGCAAAACCTAGAGCTTTATGTGCATTCGTAGCTCCGACATATCGTCAAGGTAAATCAATTGCTTGGGAATATTTAAAATTTTATACAAGACCATTAATGACTTGGGGTGGAAGTCGTAATGAATCAGAACTAAGGATAGATTTATTCAATGGATCAAGAATACAAATTTTTGGAGCAGATAACCCAGACTCTATTAGGGGTATGGGATTTGATGCAGTTGTACTGGATGAATATGCTATTATGTCTCCAAGAGTATGGACAGAAATTATTAGACCTGCTGTAGCTGATAAATTAGGTTGGGTTTTATTTATCGGTACACCAATGGGTCATAATCAGTTTTGGGAAGTATATGACTTTGCACAAAGAGGTCATAAAGATTGGTATGGTAAGTTATATCGGTCATCAGATACCAAAGTGATTCCAGATGAGGAACTGGAACAGGCACGTTCCATTATGACACCTGAGCAATATGAACAAGAGTTTGAATGTTCTTTTACAGCAGCAGTGAGTGGAAGTTATTATGGTAGACTAATAACCAAAGCTGATAAAGATGGGAGAATCGGCTACGTGCCTGTAGATAAAAATGTAGGTGTGGAAACGTGGTGGGATTTGGGGATAGGAGATTCAACTGCAATATGGTTTTCACAAAGAGTTGGAGAAGAAGTACATCTTATAGATTACTACGAAAACTCTGGTGAATCATTAGCACATTATGTGGATATACTAAAAGAAAAAGATTATGCTTATTCTTGTCATATAGCTCCACATGATATACAAGCAAGGGAACTTGGTACTGGAAAGTCTAGATTGGAAGTAGCATCAGAGCTAGGATTAGATTTTCAAGTAGCACCTAAACTTGAAGTAGATCATGGTATTGAATCTGTGCGTAACACCTTAAAAAATTGTTGGTTCGATAGAGAAAAGTGCAAACAAGGATTGGATGCATTACGACAATATAGAAAACAATGGGATGAAAAAAACCAAGTGTTTAAAAACAAACCTCTCCATGACTGGTGCTCACACGCAGCTGATAGCTTTAGGTATGGATGTGTATCTGAACCTATAGATACATCTGACTGGGATGCACCAATTAATGTAGATACAAAATATGTAGTATGAAAAAATCAGAACAAGAAATATTATCAATCGTAAGCAGAGAAATACACAACGCTAGTGGATACATTGGTGGTGAGTTAGTTGCTAGACGAAAGAAATCATTAGAATATTATTTAGGTATGCCTCTTGGTAATGAACAAGAAGGTAGATCTCAAGTTATATCTAATGATGTTATGGATACAGTAGAAAGTTTAATGCCTTCATTAATGAAGATATTTACTTCTGGTGATAATGTATTCAGTTGTGAGGGCGTTGGCCCTGAAGATGAGGAGATGGCTAGACAATGTTCTGACTATCTTAATTATGTATTTTATAAACAGAACAATGGATTTACAGCTTTATATTCTGCATTTAAAGATGCATTGATACAAAAAAATGGTATCTTAAAAGTATATTGGGATAACTCAAATAAAACTGAAAGAGAAGAATATACAAGACTAACAGATGATGAGTTTAATGATCTTGTTGCAGATTCAGAAGTAGAAGTAAAAAATCATTCTGAGTATGATGAACCTATCGTAGATGATAGAGGAGAAGAACTAGATAAAATTAAATTACATGATGTTGTAATACATAGAACTAGAAAGTATGGTCAGGTAAGAATAGAACCTGTACCACCTGAAGAATTTTTAATTGAAAGAAGATGTAAAGATATTGATTCAGCAAACTTTGTTTGTCATAGAACTAACAAAACTAAAACTGAATTAATTGAAATGGGATACGATAAAGATGTAGTTGATTCTTTACCAACAGGTGATCCTGATTATTTTACAGAAGATAAATTTATTAGACATCAAAACATAGACTTTTCACATGGAGAAGCTGATGGTGATGAAACTACACAAGATGTATTACTACATGAATGTTATGTAAGAATGGATCTTAATGATGATGGTAAAGCAGAACTTGTTAAGATTTGTGTAGCTGGAGATTCTAAAAAATTATTAAGCATAGAAGAAATGGATACAATGCCATTCATATCTATGACACCAGTTATCATGCCTCATAGATTTCATGGTAGATCTATTGCAGAGCTAGTAGAAGATATACAATTAATTAAATCTACTGTTATGAGACAAATGTTAGATAATATGTATCTAACTAATAATAACAGAGTTGCAGTACAAGATGGTCAAGTATCTATGGATGACTTACTTACAAATCGTCCTGGAGGAATAGTTAGAACTAAACAACCACCTGGTAATGTTATGATGCCTATTCAGGCACAACCTATTACAGAACAAGCTAGTGGTATGTTAGCATATTTAGATTCTGTAAAAGAAACTAGAACAGGTGTTAGTAGAACTGCACAAGGTTTAAATGCAGATAGTTTAAATCAAAAAACTGCAACAGGTATGAACCAAGTATTAACTCAATCTCAAATGAGAATGGA